TGGTTGAGCCTGTACGTTTGTATCGCCTTCGGCTTTTACCGAATTACTGACTAAACACAGACAAGCTAGTGATAACGCTTGTAGTTGAAATCGCATCTGTTTGTGTAATCTTTTCAGTCATTTGGCTAGCTGCTCTAGTAGTTAAAGATAATGACCAATCAGCAGTATCGGATTTAGGAGTAAAGATTGCATCTGCATGAGCTATACCACCACTATTAGCACTTGTAACAGCAATGTTAGATGCTTCCCAAGTATTTAAAGCAGATCCATATTTTTCTGTCACTATGCTGCGAGTTATAGTCTGAGTAGTATTTTCAGTTCTATTAGATGAGCCAGTAGTCCAAGTAGGAGTCCCATTTGCATAGCAAGGTGCAGCTATAAACAAAGCTAGTAATAATAGTTTTTTCATTTTTCTTTGGGATCTACTATTAATCTTATAGGTGTATCTATTCTAACTAACTGTGTATTACCTAACACTTCTTGCAACTCAGCTTTTACACTCTTACCATTTTTACTATTACCATTCTCTTTTCCTTTCTGTGTAATAGATGCCCCAAAGCTAGAAGCTAATCCTACAAAAACCGAAGCTATAAATGTCGGGTCAATTTTTTGTTGTGGTATTCCTAGTTTTGACAGATCTAAGTACGATAATGACAACATCGCAGTAGCCCAAAGCAGTAGCGTTAATCTGACAGCTAAAGAAACAAATTCAAATTGTTCTTCTCGATCTGGTACTGCTTCTTGTAATTTAAACCAGACTCCTTTTTTATTTTCTTTTGGTTGTTCTGCCATAAAAACGTAAAACTCTTGTCTAATACTAGCAAGTTAGCTATGTTTGGGAAGTAACACACAAAACTATGCTAAAAATACTAAAACCAGTATTACTAAAGTTCTTCACTACGACTGCTGTGAAGAGGTTAGTGGTGGACTTGCTTAGAGCAATTTGTAAGCAGACCTCAAATACATTGGATGACAAGGCTGTAGATATGTTGGAGCAGCAACTTTTCCCAAAGCTAAACTAATATGAACCATAAAGAATTTTTTGATATTCTTATTGGTAATCCTCCTCCCGAAATAGAGCTTGAAATAGAAATAAAATGCAGAGAGGTAAAAGAATTACCTAATCTTGTTATCAAAGAATATTGTTGTGACCTTGTAAAACAAGTAAGACTACAAGATATGTTACTGATGTCTGCTTTAGTTCGTATATCAGAAACCGAAACTGAACTTTATAGACTTGAACGTAGGTTACAACACTACAAAAATCAAAAGAAATTAGGTCTTATAGGTAAACTTAGGTATGTTTTGTTTGGCAATAGAACTAAAAGATGATTATATTAAACAAAAACCATACACATGACTAACAAAGATTTAGAAAAGTTAGAAGGTTTACATAGTGTCTTGACTGATGTGTTAATAGATAAAGTAAAAAGTCCTGATGCAAAGGCAGGTGATTTAAACGTAGCTAGACAATTTTTAAAAGATAACGGTATTGAATGTGTTCCTACTCCTACAAACGGTATGGAAGATCTAATGAATAACTTACCTGACTTAGAAGTTGTACCTGTAAGCGAACTATAATTGCAACCTTTACCTAAAAAACTACAAGACTTTAGATATTTCTTAATTGTCACTTGGAGACATCTAAACTTACCTGACCCTACTCCTGTTCAGTTAGATATAGCTGAGTATTTGCAATATGGTAATAGACGTAAGATTATTCAAGGATTTAGAGGTGTAGGTAAGAGTTGGATTACTTCTACTTACGTTGTGTGGAGACTTCGTATGAACCCACAACTAAAATTCTTAGTGGTATCTGCTAGTAAAGACAGGGCTGATAACTTCTCTACATTTACCATGAGGTTAATCAATGAAATGCCTTTATTATCAGGACTGATTCCTCAAGATCACCAACGTAATTCTAAAATTAGTTTTGATGTTGCACCTGCTACTGCTGACCATGCCCCATCTGTAAAGTCCTGTGGTGTTTTAGGACAGATGGCTGGATCTAGAGCAGACGAAGTTATAGCTGATGACGTAGAAGTTCCTAATAATAGTTTTACGCAGCCCATGAGAGATAAACTTGCGGAAGCTGTAAAAGAATTTGATGCGATATTAAAACCAAATGGCAAAGTAACCTTTCTTGGTACACCACAAGTAGAAAATAGTTTATACCTAACGTTAGAAGAGAGAGGATATGAAACTAGAATATGGACTGCTCGCTATCCAGAACTAAAAAACAACTATGGAGATAGACTTGCACCTAAATTAGCTGAAAGGCTTGTAAATGAGACTGTAAGCCCTAAAGATCCTGTAGACCCACAAAGATTCTCTGCAATAGATTTGATGGAACGTGAAGCTTCCTATGGACGTTCTGGGTTTAATTTACAGTTCATGCTTGATACTACTCTTTCAGATCAAGATAGATACCCTTTAAAACTTAGAGACTTAGTTATTACCTCTGTTAACCCAGAATATGCTCCCGAAAAGATAATTTGGTCTAATTCTCCTGAATATGTACTCCAAGATTTACCTTGTGTTGGCTTTAACGGTGACAGATTTTACCGACCAGCCCAAGAATTTGGTGATTTTATAGAATATACAGGTTCAGTTATGTTCGTTGACCCCTCTGGTAAGGGTAAAGATGCTACAGGTTATGCCTGTGTGAAGATGCTGAATGGTAATCTCTTTGTTTCTGATGCTGGTGGACTCGTAGGTGGCTACTCTGATGCTGTTCTAGAAAGACTTGCCAAGATTGCTAAAGAAAATAAGATCAATACTATCCTCGTAGAGCAAAACTTTGGTGGTGGTATGTTTGCTGAACTGTTAAAACCCTTCCTTATGAGGTTTCACCCATGCGAAGTTCAAGACGTTAGGAACAATAAGACTAAAGAATTACGCATAATTGATACCCTAGAACCTGTTATGAACTCTCATCGCCTAATAATTGACCGTAAAGTAATTGAAAAAGACTTTCGCTCTAACTCTCAAGAACCTCCCGAAAGAAGATTAAAACTTCAACTTATTTATCAAATGTCCAGAATCTCTCGTCACAGAGGTTCCCTCGTACACGATGACATCATTGATGCTCTCTCTGGGGCTGTTGCTTACTGGACTGAGTATATGTCCGCTGATGAAGATAGAAATATTAAACAACGTAAGTCTGATCTCCTTATGACTCACCTAGCTAATTGGGGTTCCTCTATGAATAACACCATCTCTCAAACTGCTATGGGGATGACCCCTCAACAAATAAGTAATTCTAATGTATCCTCCGATGGATTTATAAATAATTCTTATTAACACACACTATAGGATAAGTGACTGAGCAACATCCACTCTCCATATATGGGGAAGATACTTTCCTTCCCTATATTTCTCCCCCCCTAGGTGATCCTAAGGTGATCCTAAGGTGATCCCTATTCTTCTGCTTCTTCTGATTACCCTCAAATTAATTTTCTCGCAAAAATTTGAAGGGCTTACGCATATATATAAACTAAAATTTACCCCATTAGGTATAGAAAAAAGTCAAAAAAAAGATAAATAAATATAAAAACTATTGCAGTAACTAGGTTTATAAATTATATACAATAATTTTTATAGGTTTTACTGCTGTCTGTAAAATTTTTGTATATATATGTCTAACTTATCGTTAAAAATTTCAAGGGTTATGGGTTAAATAGGTAATACAGAAAGTAGTACAAAAATAAAATCCTAAATTATAGAATTTTGGCGAGACCCATTGCTATAACTACTTATAGTACAAATGTATCAGTCATCCAGGAAAACGCTTTTTGCATTTTGTACTAATAAACAACTAATAAATAAAAAAGAATTAGTAGCAGTATTAGAGACAATTAATGATTTATATGTAATACTATTAATAGTTAATATTTATTATTAACTGTTGCTCAATTCAATTATCAAACAATGACTACATCAGCACCTAGAAAACAAAAGACAGCATACGACCCAAACAAGGGTTATGAGGAACTTGCTAATTCTTTAGTGGAACTTATGGAGAAAGGGGTTAATCCTTTTAGACGTAGTTGGACTAGGGAAGCTCAACATACTAATTTCTCAACTGGTGATGAATACCAGAATGGGAATTTAATATGTTTAGAGATTGCCAGAATCACAAGGGGTTATAAGTCTCCTTACTGGTTAGGGTTTGGACAAGCTAAAAAAATGGGTTTATCTATTATTAAAGGTTCTAAAGGTTCTATTATTTTACGACCAGTAGCAATAAAAAAGGATTTATTAGATACTAACGGAAAACCAATTCTTGACGCTTTAGGTCAACCTCAATTTAGTGCTTTTACTTTATTCACGCCTTGTCGAGTTTTTAATCTTGATTGTTTTAAGAAAACAGAAAAGGTAGAAAAAAGAATACAAGAATTAAATAAAGAAGTAGCAGTTCAACAATGCCCAGTAAGTGCAAATGAATCTATAGCTATTAAGAAATTAATGACTTATAGAGAGACTCATAATATAAACTTCAACGAATCTGGTAATCAAGCATTTTACGACCCTATTCTTGATTCAATAACAGTACCTAATAGAGAAAGATTTGAAAGTATTTCTTTATTCTGCTCTGTTACTGCTCA